CGTGTAGTTCGTGATAGCCTGAAGCGTGCCCGGCCCGCGTACCTGAATGTAGGGGTACGTGTTGGCTGACGCGCTTGCCACTCCGATAGTGAAAACGCGGTCTGATATTATTCCGCATTCGGCGTTCTCGTATGGGTCTTCCGTTGCGGTTGAGAACTGTCCACCGATGTAGAGCGAGCCGTCTGAGGCGGGAAGAATTGAGAAGACTACTGCTATGCCCGGAAGATCAATATCTAAAGGCTGCCACGCACCATTGGTAAAAATAGCCATGCGGTCTGTGAGTGTCAAACCCCCAGCGGAGGTAAAAATTCCACCTGCATATACTTTACCGGAATTGACGGCTATGTTATAAACCAGTCCGTTTACTCCCGTTCCTAATGCTTTCCATGCGCTTCCACTCCACTTGGCGATGTAATCAGCGTTTGCGTTTCCGCCTGCGTTTGTAAAGTTGCCGCCAGCGTAAAGATAACCAGTTGCACCAAAGGCTAATGTCCTAACAACGCCTCCGATGTCTGTATTTGTTCCAACTACCGAAAATGCCGTACCATTCCATTTGCATAAGTAAGGATAGGCTGTGTTAGTAAACGCGCCGCCAACATACAAGTCTCCGTTGGGCGCAAAAACAAGCGCATAAACGGAGTTGTTCAACACCGTAGTAGAAAGCGCGCTCCATGCCGTGCCGTTCCATTTAGCCATTTTTGCAGTATTAGCCACGCCTCCAGCCAACGAAAAACTTCCACCGACATAAACATCACCACTCGGCGCAATCGTTATGCAAACTACTCCCGTGTCTGCAATTCCAGTACCAAGTGCATTCACTGTCGGCGTGCCATTTAAATCTGTAATCTTTACGATGTAATCGCCGGCTGCACTTCCTAAATTAGTAAAGTCACCGCCAATATACAAGTCTCCATTTGCGTCAAAGGCGAGCGCTCGTACTGCATTATCTATCCCTTTTACAACCGCCTCCCATGCTTCTGTCACCGGATTCCAGCGTGCCAAGTAATTCACGTCCGTTATTCCACCTGCATCTGTAAAGAAGCCGCCCACATAAATCTTGCCATCAGGCGCTTCAGCCATGCAAAGTACATTGCCATTCAGCCCAGTAATCTGGCTCTTATAAGCCGCGCCAGTCCACTCACACCAATTCCCGTTCGCGTCCCTCTTGACAATATATTCAGCCGGGAAGTCGGCGTACATGTCGAGCACCGCCCCGTCGTTGTACGCGCCTTGAAGCAAACCGCTCGGAATTGTGAAGTTCAGGATAGCCCTTTGATGCGAGGGAATGTCGGGAGTGTCGGTCAAGGTAGCCGGTAGCGGAACGCAAACAATGTCAACAGGGTTAGTGGCTTCATCGCCGTTCGCTGCAAAGCCCTGGTAGCGGATGATGCGCTGTTTGTGCCCGCGATAATCCGCACCCCAATTTGTCCCGAATTGCTCGTTTACCGGCAGGTTGCTCAACAAGTCAGGACGGATAGCATCAATGACCGCTTTCCGGTTGGTCTCAATCTCGCCTAACGTGTCACCGATAAAGTCCACCACGATCGAGAATTGCCGGGATTTCCTGATGTGCGTTTGGTACATATCGCCGCCGGAAGTCATCTTGGTCAAAATCTGATTCCAGTCGCCGTGACCTAACCCGCTCACGCTCACAATCTCGCAGTAGGTAGACAGGTCAACGAGTTCGCCGCCTAATCCGGTGTTAGCAGAACGCTCCGAAGGTGAGTTGCGAGCCGCGCCAGTCCAGCGACAGCCAGCTTCGTACCCCTCGATAAACGTGGTCGCCTTGCTCGCTTGCTCGAATTGCGCACCGTCCACGTAAAAGGCGGCAGTAGAGGCAACCGCATCCCTGATTACGTAGACCCGATAGGTCGCAACACTTTCAGCCGCCGTGTGAGTGACTTCCACCCGTTGCCAGTAGCCGGTTGCGGTGAAGGTGGTCGTTGCTTTGGCTGTGCCGGAAACGTTGGCAATATAAATCCGCATGGCTTGTCCTGCCACGCCCTTTACGTCGCACGAGAAGGTGTAATCGGATTTATCAACGACAGACAGCCCGCCATGATACGCCCCGCTTGCCACGCCGCCCGCGGGGTTGACCTTCATCGAGTATGCGCCTCTGCGCTGGTAATCGCCGGACTCCGCAATGGTCACGCCCGCCCTGCTTGCCGCCCAATCCTCTTCAAACTCGGGGTGAGCGAAGGCCGGATTCTTGATCTGATTGATAGCCGCTTTCGGCTTTACTATCCAGAATTTTTTATATGTCAATACAGGTGCTGTCATGCCCAAGCCTCCATAAGTTCAAACGCGGTTCTCACGTCCGCCGGGTTGCTGGAAGTCGGCATAGTCAGGTTGTAGACGTTGCCGCCTTTCTTGTTGCTCGTCACGCCACTCATCGCTTGCGCAACCGCCTTGCCAATCCTGTCAGGATCAATCGCCGATTCCCCACTATAAAGTGCGCGCGCAAGTGCACGTTCTGCATCCGCCCGGCTCAACACAAACCCATCGGCGCTTGGCACGAATACCTCGCCCCGATAGCCGTACTCCTGCCAGTTGTATTGTTGCCCGGCTGTGACTGGACCGCCTACGGCTTGATTCATACCTCGACTCGGGAGGTAAGTGATCGTGCCGTATTTTGTGGGTGGCTGATAACCATCTACATCGGAAGTGTCGAGTTCTACGTTAACTGTCAGTGACTTGTTCTTAAACTTGCGCATCTCGATCTCTGCAAGAACGGCAAGCACTTCTTCGGAGTTTGTCGTAACTTCCAGATTTTTCCCCTCTGGCAGATTCTCAATGTCATCTGCCAAAGCAGCAACCAACAGGTTGTATTGTCGTTGCGTGATAATTCCAGAGTCCAATAACCCTTGATAGAAATTGACCTGTTCAGTTGCGGCAACGGTGTTTTGATCAATCAGCCCCATTGCGCGCGCAAGCGCGAGCGCACCTTCTTCACTTAATCCTTCAGACGCAATTTTGAATAGCAGTGATTCCGAATAAGCACGCATTGCTGCGTCTGCATTGTTAGTCGCATCGGCAACCGATTGAATAGCAGGCGCTTCAGATTCCGCTGCCGCTTGTGCTGCTGCCATCCCAGCGGCGCTTTCATAGTTGGAATCAGCCCAGCCTTGCGTGCCCGTTTCTGCCAGTTGCACAAGCCCATAATATTCATTGACCATGTCATTGAATTCACCGAGCTTGTCTGGATTAACGACTCCGTTCGGTCCAAGCAGAGTGTAGAATTGTTGTTGTAAACCTACTGTGCTAAGCCCTACGGCTTCCATGTCTTCGATAAGATTGCCGAATGTCACTTGCGCTTGTGCGATCATGCCTTGTCTGGATAAATAACTGCCGATCTTTTCGATAGCAGGTGCGACCACATCCAGCAGGTTGGCTTTCGCAGCATCTGCCAGATTTTTAATGCCGGATTCCATCATTTTGAATCCGCCAACAGCGCTTTCAGCTACACTCCCAATCCTGCCAATCTGTTCTTCGGCTTGTTGAAGAAACGCCTCTGTAAAAGCGGATTGCACATCCATGCCGGTGTCTTTTAGCGCTTGTAACTTTTCATCGAACCCAGCCACACTCACACCCAATGTGTCAAACCGCATCGTGGTCTGATTAGTCAATGTAAGCACGAGTTGGTTCATGTTCATGTCCAACTCACCTGCCACAGTCGCAAGCCTTACAACTTCGTCGTGAGTTTTAGCCAAACCCAGCGCCATCATCTGCCCTGCGCCTTCGATGAGTTCAGCGTCACTTACAATCCCGGAGGTAGCATCTCGCAAGTCAACCAGCAATGCAGTTGAGGTAGAACCTATTGATTCAGCAAGCGCGTCAAATTTATCTCTGGCGTAGTCTAATTCAGCGCCTTCTCTCGCGCTTTCATAAACCTCTTTCATCGCTGCACTAACAGCTACAACAGCGCCAGTAACAAGCGCTGCCTTGCCCACCAAGCCATTCAAAGCGCCGCCGAAACCTTCAACAGCGTTTGAACTCTCTTCACCAGCACCTTTGATGCCTTGAATATCCTGCTTGACCTTATTTAGATCACCGCTGGCTTTATTGAGCGCGCTGATTACGATTTTCAGATCAGCCATACTTCGTCCTCAATTTCTCGACCTGACTCACAATATTCCACATATCCTCATGCTCACGTTTCCACTTTGCCGTTTCGCCGGGTCTATTCCCTTCTTGCTGATAGACCTTGAATGTTTGATACACGTTATTGACCTGCCGCATTTTCCGCAATAAGCCCGCCGGTTGGTCCATTACGCCGCCGCTGTAAGGCAATGCGCGGTATTCTTCGCAGTTTAATGCCAGTTCCAACAATTCCGGTATTTCAAATGTTTCACCTTCGGCATAATCCGCAGCGGCAATCAGGATAAAGGGTCAATGTTCATTGCCTCCGCAATGACCTTCGTCACACAATCCGAGAGCCAAACGACATGAGCCGGCTTGGCATTGTCCACGTCTTCAACAGTCCAAGCCGGCTTGGTCATGTATTCATGTTTTACAAAACTTCTTACGCTATCCCCACGCCATACTGACAACGGCATGTCTTGTTTCCCCTTCATATCGAGGTGAAAGTCTTCCAGCATCCGCTGCGTGAGGTCTTTTACAACGCACTTGCCAAACTTCGGGTGTTCAAATTCCATATTCTATTTGTCCTAAACTGTCGCTAATGCGGCTTCGGTTTCGATGGTCAGCCACTGGCTCGCGGTTGGGTTGTACACGCCATCCAGCACCAGGTCGTAGGTCATCAATCCGTTCTTGTCCTGGAATAACTCCGGCGCTTGCATGGTGTGACCCGCGAAGTCGATAGTCATACTGCGTAAGGCTGTGGAAGTACCAACGGTATAGATGATCCGCACGCGCTTCTGCAAGATTGTGTTGGCAGCCGCAAGCATAGCGATCAGATAGCCATCGGTGGATGTGTTCAATTCCAAACTGAGTTTCAATTGCCCGCTCCACTTGTTATCGTAGGATGCAGTCGGTGTGCATTCACCCAAGAAATTGTGGTACTCTCGGTTAGCGTTGACGCTCAATTCCCAAGAGAACGCGCTCGAAGCCAGCGGAGCGAAAGAGCTACCATCCCAAGTTTCAATCGCAACCGAAGCCATACAGCCGGTCATGCGCGTGCCGGTGGTCAAGTCAGGCAATGTAGCCAGCGTGCCAGCAACCACTTTGCCGCCCATCAATGACGCGCCCACACTCACGCCGGAGTTGGAAGCGCCACTCAATGTCAGGCTCGTGACGCTTGCATCCTGCATCTGCCAGACTCCACCAGTCTGCCCGAATTGCAAGGTCGCAAAGTGTGGCGTGACTGCGATTGTGGTCGGCGCAGCATAAACGCGCGTGTAAGGATCGGCTGAGCCGGTAGGTGCGACCGTGCCAAATAGCATCTCAAGCCAGTAATTCAATTCTTCAAAATCGGTGTCGCTGGTCTCTGCGGTTGCGCTGGATAGATACCGATCCAACGTAGTTTGATGGGTCGGTGCCATCGTGCCCCGTAATTGGTCAAGCGCGCGGGTTTCAAGTTCAGGCCGTAACTTGAAACTGGATACATTCTGCAGCTTGCGAGTTGCGATTGCGTTTGCCGTGCCAAAAGCTGACTGCCAGCCGAGTTGTAATACATTGTGTGCGTTAAGCATCTTTTACCTCTTCTTTGTATTCTTTTTCTAATTTGTACATGCCCGCTTTGAGCGCGGCTTTCGTCAGCTCCTTCGGGAACTGTTTCCACTCATCCACGCTCAAATCGCGCGCTGGCAGTCCCACAAAGTAGCCGTCACCCTGATAAATATAAAAATCAGCCACTGACTACCTCTCTAATCTGTAACCGGCAAAGTACACCGGAATAAAACTTCCCTGACCCTCTCGGCCACTCATATTCGCCCGGCGTGATTCCAATTGCCTCAAGTGTCGAATTTTGAGACGGACACTTTCCCCACGCTCTCATTGCATCCAGATATTTGCCGGAATAATCTATCAACTTGGGCGCAAACTCACGCAAGCCCAAGCCCTGCTCGGAAGGCTGCCATAACATCAGGTCGGTTATCTGCCAGACAATCGCCATAGCAGTCCCAATCGCAATGTGCGTTCCATCGCGTCCGTCACCCGGTTCACTTGATACAGGCAATAATAGCCGGCAAGGCAATTGTGCTGTGGTAACAGATTCCGGTAATTCTTCAAGCCCGTAAACGTAAGGAGTAACGCCATTGCTCAAACTCACTTCGAGCGCAGCGAGCGATTCGTAAATATTCGTAATTGCGCTTGCGCTCATATAACCCGCCTTTTGTACCGATCCAAAATGCGCGTCACATCCACCGGTAAGGCGGATGGCATAATAGTGACACCGTCACCCGTTATCATCGGTCTGTCAATGTCTGCCGAGTTGTCCTTCTGCCGGTATAAGAAAGCCGCCAGCCTAACGCAAGCGTGCTGAATGTCCAAAGGCGGTGTGGCAGAATAACCCCACGTGCCCGCCACACTTATCTCACTATCCCCATCGCTGAAATTCCACGAATAAGCTCCGTCTAACCTCATCATCCATTTTGGATTGTCATTGCGCGGGAACAAGCGGTAGTTGCCGGAAGTGATCTCGTCGCCATCGCCGTTCGTGAGAGTCGTGATTGTGAGCAGGTCATCGCCGTACAAAATCAAATCCTGCCCGTCCGTGTCACCCTCGCCGAAATACTTTGTGACGGTGGTAGACTCGAAGCTCCGTCCGGTGTAAGCGTCAATCAGCCCTTCCGCGCGTTCGATAAGGTCTTCCAGCAAGTTGTCATCAACAACGGTACTGGTTATGCCCAGATATTCCTTGACTTGCACGGTTGACGCGTAGCTCATTATTTCACCTGCGCTTTGCGCTTACCTTCGTTCTTAGCCACGATTTTGATTGCCGGTTCGTCCTCAATCAGCGCGGCATAACCCGCGTTGATAAAAGCCTCCACAGCACTATCAGGCATTTCAGCAATTCCTGGTTCAAACTCAACCGCCTTGCGGTCAACTTCAAATCTGAACGGTACAAGGATTTTTACTTTCATAACAACCTACTTTCTAATGCGCGGTCTCGTAACCTTCAATGTAAAGAATCACTATTCCGCCTTTTGCATTGCCAGCGGTGGCGATCTTCAGCTGTAGCTTGCTGTCTTTGACCCACATTAACTTAGTCGCATCGGTCACTTGCACGGTCACGGCGTTTGTTACATCCGCGCCTGAACCATGAATAACGTCATAACCATCCGAATCGAGAATGGTCACATCGTAAAGGTTGTCCGGCGCAGTACCGCCCGCGTCCGATGCCAGAACACAGCGCACAACGCGCCCTGAATAGGATTTCGTGGTAGTGGAATCAACTACGCCTAAATCGGTGCAAGCCCAATCCCACTTGATTTTTCTAATTGCGTGAGGAATGCTATCCTCTGTAATTGTTACAACTTGCGGTGTCGCCATATATGATTCTCACTTTCAGGGGAGGTCAGGCAGGGAGCGTGAACCCCCTGCCTCTTTTCCCCCACTAATTAGACTACCACAGCCTGCGTTGGCTTGGCCTTCGGGAAAGTGCCTGATCCATTGTAAAGAATGGCAATAGCTCCGTTAGCAAATGTCTGCGTGCCCACAGCGCCAACAAGAATTTGGAACGGCTTGGCAGGATTGACAGGAACATCAATCCCATAAACCTTGTCAGCATCAGATGCTGCGGCAAGGTTAGTCAAGGCCGCGTTAGTAATATCGGCGGCGGATGCCATGCCAGTTGCAGCGTCTTCCTGAACTTTCAGTGTCAGGGTTGCGCTGGTTCCAGCAGCACCAGTCACCAGAATGTAGCAAACGCGGTCAAAACCAGTAGCGTCAACTTCCACAGCGGTTATGTCATTAACAGCACCGGCTGTTGGCACAATCGCTGGAACAATTTTTGTATAGTCAAATAGAAGACTCATATTGTCCTCCCTTACGAAGACTTCAGATTGAGATATTTGAAAGCGAGCGTCTGGAGTACAGCACCACCGAAGCGCTGCTTGACGAAGATGCCGACCTGTCCATTGACCTGATACAAATACGGATTACGGCTAACAGTCAAGCCCTGGCGTTCAGCGAAAGCATACTGGCTGAAGTCACCGAAGACAATCGGTTTACCACTTACAGTTCCAATCGCGTCCATGTCAGGAGAAATTAAGGCCTCGTAGCCCATGAAATCGCCGCCAGCGGGAGTTGCAATAAACTGGAAGTTGTCGCCAGTCTTGCCGCGCAAATACCATTTAGTCGCGCCGCTCATAAGCAAACGAGAGTTGGCGTTCTGGTAAGCCGATCCAAGCGTGCCCATTGCAGAAATCAATTCTGCGGCGGTGATGGCCGCCTTGTCGGCAGTTGTAATACCGGAACTTGTTGCACCGTCCACTACGCCTTGCGGTTCGCCAGATCCGCTACCTGTAGTCAGGTAGTAGTTTTCGGCAGCAGCGGAAGCGCGTGCAATGATGGAAGACAAGTAGGCTTCAAGACCGACTGAATCACCGTCCATCATCTCTTCAGAGATTTGGAGCATTTTGGTAAATTTGTGAATAGTCAAAGCAACTTGACCGAACACGGGTTCGTCCTGATCGTACGCGCCCTCTTCAGCGGTCACAACCAATTTAGTGGCTGCGGTTGCTTCGGTTGGAATAAGAATGCGGTCGTGATTGCTGACCAGTCGCATAACAGGCGCTTTACGTACCCAAGACAGGTCTTCGCGCTGCTCAACGATGCGATTATAGAATTCATCGGGTACGGTATAACCGCCCTCTGCACCTTCGCCACCTTCCCAGGCAGCTTTCACGCCCAAAGGCAGATCGTTGCCCTTGAAGCCTCGAGGATTGTCGCCCTGCGCCCAAGCCATGAGGGCTTTGCCGAAACTCGGTGATTCCTTTGCCGCTTTTACGGTCGGAACACCCTTGACCTCGCCGGGAGCTGCCTTCAGCTCTTCAAGCAAGGATTTCTTGAAGGACTCAAGTTCTGCCTTGATGTCCACTTTTGGCTCTTCAGCCTTTACTTCTTCGACGATAGGTTCGTCCATTTTTTCCTCCATTGGAAATTGTGAAATTGTTAGATTAGTTTTGGCTTCAATCTCGTCCTCAACCGCATCCACTGTCGCAATGACCTCTGGGATTGCCTCCGTGATAGACTCGCTTTTCGCCTCGATAACGGCGTATTCATTCGCCGGTTTTCGCCATTCATTCGTGTCAAATAATGCCAGTTCGCCAACAGGCCACACGTCAATCAAGCCGCCTGCGCTTTTTCTCACCAGGTGGCTCACAGCACCGGAAGAGGCGCGCAAAGTTTCAACGCCCGCATCCAGTAAGCGCTTTGCCAGCGGCTCGCTCTCGTCCAGCATCGGCTCGAACCAATGCCCGCGAGTATCCTTACCAGAATAGACCGCACGCCCGATAAGCGCCGGCTTTTCCTGTTTCTTGCCCGGCTCTTCAGGATCAAAGCCGTGATAATAAGTGAGGTTGACATAATCGCCGGATTTCAGCCAGATTTCGGTCTGCTCATGGAACGCTTCACCATCCACGTCACGCCCTTGCAATTGTCCGCTGTAAGGTACACCCAGCACGCGCCATCCCGGATCAATGTACTCACTGTCAGCTTTCATGCGCTTTTCAGCATCCGGCTCCATCGGCTCAATGAGCGTGTCAGGCACTTGTATCTTGATTGCTAATTTGTCAGACATTTCTCAACTCCTCTTCGACTGCTTTGATAATGCGCCGTTTGATTCCTGCGCCATACTTCTTTTCAGCCGCTTCAATGGTCAACCAGCCGCTTCTTCTATGTCCATAAGTCTGGTTATCGCCTTGCACCAATGGCGCATATCCGATGTAGTTGCTGATCGTGACCGTCATCCCGCCATCCCCTAAATAACGAGTCCAATGCTTTCGCAAATCACCAGAACGGCTGTAAGGCGTGTTGATATTCCCATGCTTCAAGTGCCAGAAGAAACCGCGTCTTACACGGTCATTCGCTTTTATCAATGGATTAGGCGTGGGAACCTTGCGCGGATAATGCTTCAGCTTGCCAGCCAGCATCGTACCTTCCTGACTCACAGCCGCCTTCACCTTATTGAACTGCTGAACGGTAGTCAGTTTGGCAATCAGCTTGTCCGCGCCTTCAACTTCGATATTCATTACGCCATGTCCTTAGGCCACTCCCAAGCGACCCCACACCGGCATCTCGGATGCGCTGGTGGAAATTGCCCGTCTGTGATAGGCTTCTCATTCTTTGGCCCGCAAATAACACAAACCCTGTCATCGTTTGCAGTAAGCCAAATCGGAATCATCTCACGCCCAGTCTCTTTTACAAGCCCCTGAACATAAGCACGCTCACCTTCAACGGCGGCGCGAGTCGTCTCGGTCACAGCTATCATGTCAGCTCTAATTGCGCCGAAGTGCTGCTCAAGCCGAGCCGCTAATTCCTTCGATGTCAGTCCTTCTTCAAAATAGCCCGGAATATTATTTCGTAACAAATCTTCAAGAGCCCTTCGTGTTGTGCCTTGCATGCCAGTCACCAGATCGTAGGTGTAAGCGCGAGCCCATTCAGCGGCAACAGTGTTGAAGTGTGACCAGTCGGCGCCAATGCCAACGATTCCCATCATCGAGTTAGCCTGTGAAATAAACGTGTCAACCAGAATAGGCTCAACGTCTCTCTGGATGTCCTTCCATCCGTTCTGCCAATATTCGTAAGGCACTTTGCTCAAATCAGGCGGATCGCCCAGCAAGTCGAGTAACTTCTTCATTTCGGCTCGCAAGCCCTTTGAAAGCACGCGTGCTAATCTGCGTTCTAACTCGTCACGATTCAGAACATCCATTACGGATAACCCCTCCAGGCAATAACTGAGTCAAACACCCGCTTCACATCTTCAACACTTTTCACATTCTCAAGCGCGCCTGAGATCGCCCCGTGCAATGAAGGCTCAATCAGGCTCGACTCAAACTCCCGTAATTCCTTGCCTTCCTTGACCCGCTTCTCGGCGAACTTCTGCCACTTGCGCAATTCGGCTGTTCGCTCGTCAAAAGGCTGTTCGTCAATCCGGCTGTCCAATTGCTCTTGATGTTCTTCTAACATTGATAACTGCTCTTCGGTTAACTTATAGCCAGCCAGTTGCAATGAAACTTCAACCGGCAAGCCTGCAGAGGTGAGTTTGTTTAGCAAATCAGCCCGGTCGTTTTCGTCTTCCTGGAATATATCCATTTCACCGAACCTGAACTCCAGCCGCAAACCGTCACGCGCTAACAACTGCTCATTCAAAGCGTCCTCGAATATGCGCGCTCGCGGTTTGATCGTGTCTTCGTAGAATGCCAGACGGTCTTCTTGTGCCGTAGCATAATTAGCCGCCTCGCTGTCAAGTAAGGTCTGCTTGATACCGAACGCCATTGCAATATTGTCTTTGGCCATTTCGCTTATTTCAGGGAACGATAAGTCTTTTAGCGGTGGAGTCAACGTGACCGGCGTGATAGAGCCAGCTCTTACGCCCAGCACCCGGAAGGCGTTTTTGATCGCCGTAGCCGAACGCCTAAACCAGCTTTGAATGCGCTCGATCTCATTGCGGTCATTGGAGTCAATGCCCAACAACGTGACCGGCATTGCCCCACCCTCG